GAGGCGTGGGGTACACCAGAGTTTGATGATTTATATTTAAAGGCAGAAAGAAAACTATCTGTTAAAAAGAAAAAAGTAAATGCACAAGAATTATTTTTTGATATACTAAAAGAACGTGCAGAAACAGGTCGTATCTATATTATGAATATTGACCATTGTAATACTCACTCATCATTTAAAGATTTAGTTAGAATGTCAAATCTGTGCCAAGAGATTACTTTACCTACTGATCCTATACAACACATTGACGGTGAAGGTGAAATTGCATTATGTATTTTATCAGCAATCAATGTAGGTTTAATAAACAAAAGAGATGAATTAGAACCTTTATGTGATCTTGCAGTTAGAGGATTAGATGAAATTATAGATCATCAAAACTATCCTATTAAAGCGGCAGAAATATCTACAAAGGCAAGAAGAAGTTTAGGTATTGGTTATATTGGTCTTGCACACTATCTTGCTAAAAAAGGTTACAAGTACGATCAGAAACTTGCGTGGAGACAAGTAGATAAACTAACCGAGGCATTTCAATATTATCTTTTAACAGCAAGTAATGAACTTGCAAAAGAAAAAGGCAAATGTGAATACTTTGATAGAACAAAATATTCCGATGGTATCTTACCTATAGACACTTACAAAAAAGAAGTAGATGAACTTGTAAACAATCGTTCATTTACATATGATTGGGAGTATTTAAGGAAAGAAATAAAAACTCACGGCCTAAGACATAGCACACTCTCGGCCCAAATGCCATCAGAATCATCTAGCGTGGTTTCTAATGCCACAAACGGCATAGAACCACCTAGAGATTATCTATCAGTTAAGAAATCTAAAAAAGGTCCTTTAAAACAAATCGTACCAGATTATAAAAGACTTAAAAATAATTATACTCTACTATGGGATATGAAATCAAATGAAGGTTACATAAACGTAGTATCTATAATGCAGAAATATTTTGACCAGGCAATATCAGGTAACTGGTCTTATAATCCTGAAAACTATGAAGACAATCAAGTTCCTGTGTCAGAAATGGCACAAGATTTGCTAACTACGTATAAGTATGGTTGGAAAACATCTTACTATCAAAATACGTATGACGCTAAAAAAGATGTAGATGAACCACAACACAGTATTGACTATGAAACTCCAGTAGAAGACAAGCCTAAAGAAGTTGAAGATGAAGAGGCGTGTGAAAGCTGTACAATTTAAAAAGGTAATAAATAAAACGAAATGGTAAAAAGTGTATTCAATAAAGATAAAGGATTAGATTCAACAAAACAGTTAATGTTTTTTGGTCCTGATTTAGCAGTACAAAGATATGATAATATGAAATATCCTATCTTTGATAAACTGAATCAACAACAGTTAGGTTATTTTTGGAGACCTGAAGAAGTATCTTTACAGAAAGATAGAAACGATTACCTTGAATTAAGAGAAGAACAAAAGTTTATCTTTACTTCTAATTTAAAATATCAAACAATGTTAGATAGTGTACAAGGTAGAGGACCTTGTTTAGCATTTTTACCTTTTTGTTCATTACCAGAATTAGAAGGTTGCATTGTAACGTGGGACTTTATTGAAACAATACATAGTAGATCATACACATACATTATTAAAAACTTATATTCAAATCCAAGTGAAGTCTTTGATACAATTATACAAGATGAAAAGATTGAAAGAAGAGCACAATCAGTAACTAAAACTTATGATGACCTAATTAATATGGGTTATCAATGGGCGATTGATTCTAAAAAAGTTGATCTGTATGAATTGAAGAAAAGAATGTATCTTGCTATGGTAACTGTAAACATACTTGAAGGTTTAAGATTTTATGTATCATTTGCTTGTTCGTTTGCATTTGGTGAATTAAAGAAACTAGAAGGTTCAGCAAAGATTATATCTTTTATTGCTAGAGATGAAAGTCAACATCTTGCAATGTCGCAAAGAATAATTAATAACTGGAAAGATTATGAAAATGATAAAGACTTCTTAAAGATAATTAAAGATACTGAAAAGGAAGTTTATGCTATGTATGATGAGGCAGTCCAAGAGGAGAAACGTTGGGCAACTTATCTGTTTAGTAAAGGTTCTATGATAGGTTTATCAGAAAAACTTTTACATCAATTTGTAGAGTATATGGCAAATAGAAGAATGAAGGCCATACAATTAACTCCTGCTTACGACCAAAAAACAAATCCATTACCTTGGGTTGAACATTGGTTAAATAGTAGAAGTACACAAAACGCACCACAAGAAACAGAAATAGAAAGTTATGTAATAGGTGGTATTAAACAAGACGTTAAGAAAGATCAGTTTAAAAAGTTTAAACTATAATGACATTAGAAATCAAACTAGATAAAGCAAAAAAACATTGTTCTAATTGCGATACTAAATATTCAGTAGAATGGAATATAGAAGAACAAGATTTAGAACCATTAACTTGTCCATTTTGTGGTTACGAAGTAGAATTGGATGACGTTGATGAGGTCGAAGAACGATACGAAACCGAAGACGATAGTTGGAATTGATTATAGTTTAACAAGTCCTGCTGTTTGTATTAATAATGAGGGTGAATATATGTTTTATTATTTGACAAGTAAAAAAAAGTACATTGGTCAAATGGCAAAGAATATTATTGGATATGAACACCAAGAATATGACACACCCATAAAAAGATTTAGTCAAATATCAGATTGGGCAATCAACACATTTAATAGATTAAGTTACGATTTAAAAAACTTAAAAGTTTTTATTGAAGGATATTCTTTTGGTTCAAAAGGACAAGCAGTATTTCAAATAGCAGAAAACTGTGGTATTTTAAAATACAGATTACAACAATTAAAAATACAATACGATACAGTTGTACCAAGTGTAGTAAAAAAAGGTGCAACAGGCAAAGGTAATGCAGACAAAGATATGATGTATGAATCATTTGTCAAAGAAACTAAAATAGATTTAAAAAAGATATTTGATACAGATAAAGCAGGCAATCCTATATCAGATATTGCAGATAGTTATTTTATTCAGAAAGTTGGTTATGAAAATAGCGGTAGTAACAACCTTAAATAAAAAATTATATGAGTATTATGCTCATAGATTTTATTCAACTTATAATTGGCCATTTGATTGTTACATTTACCACGAGGGTTGGATACCAGAGATTGACCCTATGCGACCAATCATACATAGAGATATACACGAAACAAATCCTACGTTAAAAGACTTTGCAAAAAGAAATGAAAACAGAAATCAGTTTAGTACAGTAAAAGGTACGGACAATAGTGAGATAGTTTATGGTTTAGACTTTATCAAAGACGCAATAAGATTTAGTTATAAAGTATATGCAAAGACACATTTAATGCTAGAGGGCAACTATGATTATGTTTTTTGGGTTGACGCTGATGTTATGTTTAAAAGACAATTGACCGAAGAAATTATATTAAAAGATATATTACCTATAGATCAAACAATTTGCTATTTACATAGATCACAGGCACCTTTTTATCCTGAATGTGGATTTGTAGGTTATAATTTAACTAATCCACATACAGTTAATTTTGTAAAAGAGTTAAGAAGATATTATGAAGAAGATTTATTATTTAATGAAAAACAATGGCACGATAGTTATGTTTGGGATATGGTAAGACAAAAAATCTTAGCAGGTAAACCTCAATATATATTAACAGGCGTAAGAAAAGACGGTCACGTATGGCCAGAATCAAAGATAGCACCTTATACAGCACATTTAAAAGGTAAAAGAAAAAAAGATGCTGGTATAGATGAAAGAGATAAACAAGTCAATGAAGGAGACTATAAATGAAAGCAGGTAAAATATGGGGAAAAACTGAACTCATACACGCAAACGGAGTTTTAGAATTTCACCGAATAGAGTTTAAGAAAAACGTTGCTTGCTCTAAACACAGACACAAATATAAATGGAATGGATTTTTTGTTGAGTCTGGTAAGATGATGGTTAGAGTATGGCAACAAGGCAAACAAGAAGGATTAATAGACGAAACAATTTTAAATGCAGGAGATTTTACTAGAGTTAAACCTGGATTGTTCCACGAGTTTATTGGACTAGAAGACGGTGTGGCATTTGAATTGTATTGGGCAGAATTTGACCATAATGATATTGAAAGAGAAAGTCAAGGTCGTCCAGTTAATGAAGATGTAACTTTTAAAGCAAGTGATGAAACATATAGTAGTAATACAGCACACGCAACTGAACAATTTATGATAGAAGGCGTTTAATGAACGGACTAGAGTTTTTATATCACATATTGTTTGTAGAAAAAGATTTAGCATTATGGGGTATAATTACTATGGGCATAATATTTGCCATTATAAGTATTGTTATGGATTACGGATTTGAAGGAGATGAAAATATAAAATGATTAGAGTTTTTGTTGGATATGATGACAATGAAAAGGTGGCGTTTAGTGTATTAAGTCATAGTTTACTTAAACACTCAACACAACCTATTGCTATAACACCTATTAGATTACAAAATATCAAAGATGTATTTGTAAGAGAAAGACTACCAATACAATCTACAGACTTTGCGTTTAGTAGATTTCTTGTACCTTATCTTTGTGACTATTCAG